TATAATAACTGTAGGAGTTGCACTGTAACTTGTGCCGGCATCAACAATTTCAACACTAAGAATTTCACCATCAACGGATGCTTGCTGAAGTGCGTATTGCTCTTGCTCTTCAGCAATAGATGCTCCCGCAAGAACTTTCTTTACTGGAAACCATTCGTTTGTTTTGTATGTCGCATATGCTAGATTAGAGAGTCTAAACATGAAACGCCATTTGTAAAGATCAACAAGAGTAAAGGTTTTACCATCAGATGCTAAACCACCACCATTTTCAACAAAACGTGCGTATGTTGTGAATGGTTCATTAACTGAGTTTTGGACAATACCCTCAGAGTTTTTACCCTGCTCTATACAAATAAACACTTCTCTTGCTGAATTGATAATATAGAAGTTCTCTTGTGCGGGCAATGCATCGCTATATGCTTCGTAAGAAAATCCAGTTGACCAAGGAATAGTTTTAACAACATGAGATGCATTATTCAGTGCCTTTACTGACTGAAGCGAATCACGAACTTGATTCTGTGCATAGACTGAGTTATTAATCGTAGGATTGGTAATCAAGTCTGCCCTTGCAAGACCGATATAATAGTTCTCGGTACTGCCGTCGATGTCTTCTTTCAGTTGATCTAAAAGCAGACTTCTAAACTGATTAGTAATTGCAGATGTCATTTAATTTTCTCTTTAGTATTATAAGTCTATTTATAAGGTATCTGTAAGCACTGCTTTAGCAACAGACGATTCCGCATCAAACTTCAAAATATTGTTTCTTGTAGGATTAATCACGGACTCGTTAGCAGGTGTCGCTACAATCTTCATGAAGTCGCCTGAGATTAAAGATCCCGAGAAAGCATTCAGAGTAAGTGTGCCGTTTTGAGCATCATATGATCCCATTACATCTATTTCAACCAGTCCGTCAGAAACATTAATTGCTTCAATCGTGCTAGTACTAATTCTATTACGTAAGAAACAAGTCTTACCGTTCAAGAAAAAGTTCTCGCTTTGTATAATGTACTCGACATTATCTGGTTGCGCAATAGGAGCAGGATAGTCAATTACGTAATCGATTGTTCCGCCAACGGGATCAAATCTTGATTGCATCTTAATTGATGATCGACTGGACAATACAGAACCATCAACAGCATCAATATCGGATAGCATATTAGACCGTCTGAATGATCGATTGAACTTGCCTAGGTTCTCATCAAAATATTCTGAAGTTGCATTCGATACTAATGCTTGAACTGCGCTTTGACCTAGTGACGTTAATCTTGGATTGAACTGAAAGAATGTAGTCACTTCTAAGAAAGTATTAACTGGATCCGTGAACTGAAGTTCGAACGATGCAACAGACAAATCTTTCGCCAGTTTCTTAATTGATTCTTTAGTAGATGCAATCACTGTAGCATCTTCTGTAGTAAAGTCGATCGAGAGATACACCGAACCATATTTAGGCGGAACATTGTCTTGTCCGCCCCATGCTTTAATGTCGCTGATAACACTCTTGAAATTACGTAGTGTTAAGGCAGCATAGTCTTCAGCAGTAACCATTCTATTCTGTGCCGCATAGAGATAAGGAGCATTCTTACGAATAGACTCTATTGATTCTTTCTCATTACCACCACCAGCAGTTCCGCTAGTGACATTCAATGTCTTACCGCCGACAGTACTTTCGGGAGTAAATACTCTAGCACCATTAGCAGATGGACCAGAAACTGTAGTATATTCAACTAGTATTCTGTTGCCAGCAGTAGGAGAAGAATTAGTAAATCGAACACCGTTACCAAACGATACTTCATAGAAACCATTAGGAGTTTCCTTTGCTACAAAGATAGCAGAGTTTACGTCGATAGTTGTTGCGTCACTAATATTAGTATAAACAGTTCCTACTACATGCGAAGGATCCGTGAATACAGTAACTTTAATAGTAGCAATATCAATATTGGTTACGGGGATAATAAAAGAATCTGTCGATGCAGTTTCACCCGCAACAAAGTTTTTACTCTTAACGACACCTTCGTAGATAGGAACGTTGATGTTTGAATTCACAGTAAAGTAATATAGATTGCTGCCGTTGTTCGTAGCAGTTAGCGTATCACGAGTCTGAAAGGTGTATGTCTTATTATCAACAGTAGTTGTGAATTTAAATCCTGCTGGCATTGTAACACTTGATGGATTATTAGTATCTTCAATCCAAAGATTCACTACAGCATATGCCGCAGTTCTTGAATTGACAGTATAACCCAAACCACCCGCTAGACCAACTAGTGATGAACGCATCTGTGCAGTACTCAGGAACGATTCATTCAGAGCATAGTTAGCGACTAGTGCATTTTGGTGTGTGTTATATGCCAGCACATCCAATAGACTTGACAATGCACTTCCTTCAAAGTTATAGTCATTGAATTCACCTGATTGTATCAAATGTGATTTAAGACTATTCTTGATCGCACTGAAATCTAAATCCGCAGATTTAATGGTTGTTGCCATTACTGGTTATCCTCTTAAAGTAATCCGCCGGTGATAATTAATATGTTGCCTGAATTATCAGAGAACGATATTTCATCACCGTCTTGTGTTAAAATTGCACCATCAACAGTATCACCAATATCTCTAATTAAGTAGGCGCCTGCTTCAGTCAATGTTCTTAATGTTACATTATCATCTCTTTCTGATAGTACGACTCTATCAATGATCTGATCTGGAGTAACTGGTAGCACGATAGGTAGAGCAGGACCTGCTGTCTGGTCACTAACTGATATCTTTAGCGTATCTACTTGTTGAGTATTCAGAATGCGAAATTCTATTACAACCGCAACACTATTGTAATCTGGTGTCGCTGTTACTTGAAGTCGTAAGATTGCTACTCTTGGTTCGAATCTTTCTATCGCTGTTTTAATAGCAGATGATATTTCAGCACCTGTATCTTCATCAGCAAGATTGAATAGCAGAGAGTTTAAGTCTGCGCCAAACTGAGGTTTATAAGGTTTCTCGAAACGATTCGTTAAAAGAAGAGTCTTGATCGCCTGTTTTACTGATGCGGCATCGGTCTTCTTATATACATCACCGCCACTGGTAGTATTTGCCTCAAACGTAAGATCAAAATCAGAATACAGGCGTTCGCGCACGACTCTAATACTCGTGCTGAGATTGCCATCTTCTGTTGAAAAAATCTTCGCCATGTCGCTGAAACCCTTTTTCTTTTATTTATAAGTTATTTCTAAGAGAAAAAATCAAATATGCTAGATTGATCGTCTTCTTCTGGAAGTATTTCTAGTAACTCGTCTTTCGACTGAAGTTCGCCATTATAAGTTGTTTCAAGATTGTACTTGTAACTCACATCCCAATCAGTACCAACTTTAGGCATCTCTAATATAATAGAGCAAGTAAGATCGCCGTTCGGATCAAATGTGTCGTAGTCAAGTGTTAACTTATCATAGTTCATATAATCTTTCCAGAACACTGCGAGATCAAATGACATTCTAGGATCAGTCTTACCTTGCTGATCGATTAGTTGATATACAACTGTACGTCCAGTTCTTCGTAAGTCATTGATACTATTTGATGTTGGTTTCTCGCCAGTGTATATTGGTAGTCTAGCAACCCATCCATCAGGACCTTTACCATAAGAACCTTTATTGTTCTCTGCTAGTTTCTTTGCTTGTGCTTCACTGCCTGCAGGTCTTTCTTCTATAGTGAACTTAGGATTAGGTTCATAGATGCCTTCACTCACAACCAATCTATGCTTCGAAAAGAATGAGTTTGTAGAAATAATCTGCATTGCTTGTGTGTGAAGAACTAAGTTTCTAGCAATCTGCGCTTTATCAGGTGCACCAAAGAAACCGTCAGCATATAGTTTCTCTAACTGTGTACGTGAACCTCTAGCACCCAGAAACTTAGCAAGTGTTACACCTGGTCCAAGTTTAGTCGCTGAAGTGATAGACGTTTGAAACTCTGGGTTGTACTGTGGATCTACCAATAACTTCATTTCGTATTTACCTTAAATCGCTTGCTTCTTGTATCAGCAGGGTTATTGCCGAGAGTGTTGATGCCAAATCTAATAGTTCCTTTCTTAGATGCTGATCGACCAATGTTTCTGGCAATGTTCTTCTTAAAGTCTTTATTCAGTTTACCTTCACTCACTAGATAACTTGTGAAATCACCATTATTAAAGTGTTGTGGGTCACGTAACTTCGAACGAATCTCATGAATCGTTGGATCAAAGTTAAACAGTTCTTTATAGTCATCTGACTTGCTGATTTTATCTTTCAGTTTAGGATCAACAACTACGTTTCTAATTCCATAGTTACTTGTCGCTAACTGCAACTCAATGATTGCAGGTTGTGGCAGAGGCGCAGTAGGCGGCACAGGTAGATAAGGCATTATGCCTGCTTTTGGTGTAGGAGGACTTACTACACATGGCGCTTCTTTTTTCGCTATAAGTGCTTTCGCAGAACCTTTAGCGAACTCTGCTATAGATGATGTGATAGCATAGTCAGCATGAATTGCTTCGGTTGCTCTACCTACTAATGTGCCGTAGAATG